GGTCCCTGTTGAATGCTTGAGTTCGAGTGTGTGGGGGTGGGTCGGTTTATGGGGTGGGCTTGTGAGGGCGCGGGTGAGCCCCGAGTGTGTGGTCCTCGAGACTCAGTATCTATCGGGTGATGGCGGTCAGATCACGCCGAGGTCTCGCCCGCGTTGCATGTAGCAGGTGCCACAGAGTGATGAGCCGTCATCGTAATAGGCCATGGTGCTGGTGCCGTGATCCGGGCATGGTACTGGTACTCCGCAATCATGCCAGCCGCGCTGGGATGACCACGCCGCACCGTGACCCTTATCTCCGTGGGCCTTGACTGTGACACCGTTGATGGTGATCGTGCATTGGTGGGTCATGATGTCCCTTCGATTGGTGTGAGTAGCCGCCACCCGCAGCCGTAGGTCTTGCGGTGTCTTGAATGAGCAGAGAAGCCCAAGCACCACCCGTGAGGGTCTTTGTCGATAGCCCTTGCTCCGTACTCTCCGCACCACCACACTCGTTCGCTGGTCTCGAGGAGGTCGGCGTACTCTTTGGCTGCAAATTGGACGTAACGCTCTCGTTCCGAACGAGCATCACTAGACCATTCCAATGCTTCTCGGATCTGTTGTGGGTCCATCATGCTACGTGCCTCTCGTCAATTCCCCAAGGCGCCGATTGGTAAATGTCGGATTCACTCACAATCAGGTGAATAGCCTTCTCGCGCATAGCCTCTGATACCTTGTCGGCCCTCGAGCCTGACCAACCAGGGTGCTCGCAGCTCTGGTACCGATAGCACCCCACAGCCTTGAACAGCACGTAAGGGCTAAACGGTATCCCTCGCAAGCCGTGAACGGCCTTGTGGGTGTAGTCGCGGATCTCTTCGTCGGTTACACCGATGCCCGGGCGCTCTCCCGATTCATCGGCCGGATAGCGATAGGCCACGCTCTCGAGGTTGGCACTCCACAAGTCACGCCCGATGTCGTCGGCGTCTTCAGGGTGGAAGTGCTCTACCCCATCGTCGGCGTAGATGGCGGCATGGTCACCGCGTAGGAACTCGGTCACCAGGTAGTCGATGTGCTGCTTGCTTACTATCCAAGCGCTCACGATGTCTCCTCCAGTAGTTGATAGATCCGGGCCCGGGTCAGGCCGGTGATTTGACGTAACTCTGCTACCGATACTCCGGCCCGGTAGCAGTCGTTCACGAGCTCACCGATCGTCTCATGTACGGCTTTGGTGAACGGCACGAACCCTTGCCGAGCCGATAGACGCTCAAGACGGTCTAGTTGACGCTCAGTCACGGTGTACCCACCAGACCATATGGATACGGCAGATGACCACCAGGGCGTCCGGGTCTTCAGTCTGTCGATCGCAGTAGTACGGATAGCCTCCGACTTCTGCCACAAGGTCACACGGCGTGGAGTGCCGTTGTTCGTGTTCCGAGTCTCGGTAGATGTCGGTAGTCACTTTCCCACTTCCCGTGAGTCAAAGCAGACCGCGCCGTGAGGCCGCTCAGAACAGCCCGGACCGCAGACCTTGAAACCGACCGCCGGGTACTCCGGGCCGAGCGGTGTTCGGTAGGGGGAGGTGATTACGGGTGTCTGGTGGTCCCAACGGCACACCGGCTCCGTCTTGATGGTCGATCTCTCCATGTCTCCTCCGATGTTCAGCTCGGGCCGTCGCTCGAGTCCTTCTGATTGTCTCACGAATCCGAGAAGGTGTCAAGGGGTCTATACGGTGGAGAGGGAGAAACCGAGAAGGCGCCACCAAACGTGGTGTCTACACCCCTGGACGCGAGATCGTGGCGTTCTGAGCGGCAGAATGTGACTAGGAGCCAGGCCCGGCCCGCACAGCTACGAGGCGTCGCGCGGTAGGCGCCCAACTCCCAACAAACTGGCCAGCGCGATCACACCGGCGCTGTGCTCCACGGTGGGCCACTCCAACATCAGATCACATCGGATGCAGGACCACACCTTGGCGTAGAGCATATGAGCCCCGCAGGAACACTTGCGTTCACTCATGATTGCTGTATTATGACATAAGTCAACATGGAGTCAAGGAGTATGGACATAGAACGGGCGGCCACAGCGTGGGACAACTTCACCCGCACCGAAGGGATCGATGGCACCCGCTACGGACTGTTCCCCCATCCCGACGTCACCGACATCTACATCGTCATCTGGTCATGGGCCAAACCTCCGGTCTCGGATGACCCGTACAACGTCACCACCATCCAGATCGCGGGACGCTTCGGAGTCCAGATCGGATCCTCCGCCTACACCCTCGACCTACGCGGTGCCTTGGCCTACACCCTCGACCGCATCAAAGGACTCACGACATGACCGTGCCCACCGTCGAGGATGAGTACTGGAACACTCAACGTGAACGAATCACGATCGAGAGAGCAGGCGTGCACCCATTCGAAGGCCAACTGCTGCTCGTCATCCACGACGACCCACCACCACGGGGGACCTCGGCGAAGGCCATAATGCTGCTCGACTCAGGAATGATCCACTGGCTACACGAAGCGACAGGCGACATGATCACAGATGAGGAATCCGAATTGGAGAAACAATGAGCGACTACCGTCACCTCCACACCAACCCAGCACGCGACCACTACCACCCAGCCGAAGGCTTCGTCGGTCTAGGGATCGCCATTGGGATCTGGGCCTTCGTCATGGTTTTGGCGTTCTATGTCGGCCTCGGAGACCCTGGTCACGACACCAAGGTCATCCATGAGTTCCTCGCCCCCGACATCGCGTACCGGGCCGGGGAACTCATCGCAAGACTCGCCGGATGAGCCTCCACTACGACAGAGACGGGAACGAACTTACCCTGCTCGCCTGGGCTGAGAAATTAGAGGACGACGATTACAGAAGGGTGGAACTCACCGAACGTGACGATATCAAGGTATCGACCGTTTGGTTGGGACTGAACCAGGATTTCACCGGAATCGGCCCGCCAGTGATCTTTGAGACAATGGTCTTCGGCGGCGACCACGATGGCAAACAGCAGAGGTACTCGACGGAAGAACAAGCGCGGGCGGGTCACGCCGAGGTTGTGACAGAGGTGTTTGAATGACCACCAAAGTGATGGACAAGGCCCACCGTCTCTACACCGAAGGCCACGTCCACATCGTCCGCCAAACCGAAGACGGCACCCTCATCGCATTCGTCAAATCCGGCTCGGATCCGAAGCTCACCTACCGCGTAGAAGTAAATCCGGGGGGCTGGTCGTGTGCCTGTAAGCACGGGCAGCAACACACCGACTGTGACCATGTCTGCTCGCATGTGGAGGCGGTAGCGATGAAAGTCAGGACCGAACGATGAGCAAGTATCTATCAACTATCGCAGAGGTCAGCATCCCCGAAGATATCCCGACAGGGTTCCAAATCAAAGGCGACCTTCGCATGGAAATCACCGTTCACTGGACGGTGCGCGACGGCAAAGATGCCTCCATCGTGTCTGAATGGGATGAAACCTCCTACCTAGATGCCCGCACCGATCGCGACGTGGACGACATCAACATCAAAAGTGACAGGGTCTATTACATCCAGGCGTCGGTGGAGATGTGAGACCAGCAAAGCGTCCCCGTCAACAGCGCAACCAAGTCTGGCCCCACCAGGAATGGGCCGACGGGATGCGCAACAATCCCGGCGCCGACTACCAACTCACCGACGAGCCCACCAAATACGCCGCGGCGCTCGCCCACCGAATCCGTGAAGGGCTCATCGCTGCTTACGCGCCGAAAGGGACGTTCGATGCGGTCGCTCGAGACGGCCATGTCTACGGGAAGTTCTTGGAGGAAGCATGACGTTGAACAGAGACATCGCCAAGATCATCGGCGACGGCATGGAGGAGCTGTTCGAGGAGGTCGATTCAGTCGAGGACTGCCAGTCGTGGATCAATGAGCGGTCGGCCGAAGTGGTGGGGTTGCTCCGACAAGGACCGACCGTGACCGTTGCTGGCGACAGGTGGAGTCAGAACTTCATGCTGACCACGTTGGAGATGACCGTTAACGATGCGCGGGGCACGTATGCGTTGGTGCTGTTAGAGGAGGAAGCATGACTCTAGAAGAACGACTTGTACAAGCGATGGCGTACGAATACCGCGACCTTTACAACCTCAGCGCCCGATTCAAGATGACGATCGACTTCATGGCGAAGCAGATGATTCCCATGATGGTGCGAGGCGCGGCGATTACAGCGGTGGAGGAACATTGGGAGGACGAGGAGCAACTGTACATTCTGATGAACTCGCCGCTTTCGGGTGTGTGGGTAGGCCAGGTGCCATGCGACAACTGCACTCTCGGGATGGTTCGGTCAACGACCTGCGACGACGGTTCAGTTGATGGCGGACACCCTGGCCTGGCTTGTGACGAACATTGTCCCGTTCCGTGTCCGTCGTGTGGTGGGTCAGGAACCGTGTGGCCCCGATGGGCGACGACCGTGATGATGGGCGTTGTCGTTGATATGCCCGAACCAGATCAGGCGCTCGATCGTCTGATGGAGGCACAGGAGGAGGAAGCATGAGGTGGATCGTCCTGTACGTCAAGTGGGGGTTGCCGCTGTTCCTGTTGGCCTGGGGACTGGTGGCAGCACAGAAGGAGGGAGACAGCACATGAGCGACAAACCCGTAATTACCGCTGAGATGATTCGTGAATCCCTAAAGCGCCAGCCAGAACTCGTTGCGATGATGAAGCGATTAGATGGGCGGTCGTTGGCTGATGATCCCGCAGCCGTAGAACGAGCCGCTTATGAATGGCTTGGTCAAGAAGGACTGCACAGAGAGTCGGAGTTCGAGACGGATGCCGATTGGGAAGAGTTCTTGGTCAGCGTTCAAGCGGTGTTGAGGGCTGCTGAGACAGGAGACACCGAATGATTGTTTGCATCGACCAGACAGAGCAATGCTCGTACTGCTTGCGGGACTATCCGTATCCGGTTGAGTTGCACCACTCCGATGGGGAATGTGTCGGCGGACCGTGTCTTGATCGTCAGTGTCCGTTATGGCTTGACGACTTTGAGCATTTCCACCCTGTCGCTGCGGAGGCACAGGAGGACAATGATGCCTGATTCAAGATCGGTTGGCCTTTACGAGAAGTATCGAGTGGATCGTGTTGACGGTCATCCTATTGGGAGGTGCATCGTCCTCGAACTAGCAGACCCGAACTCTTGGAACGCGCTATTGGAGTGGGCCGATTCGGTGGCAATCGATGGGTACGAAATCTTGGCAGAAGATGTGCGGGCCTCTGTGTCGCACGAAATGGGAAAAGGGGCTGCTGAGACAGGAGACACCGATGCCTAAGTATTCCGAAGAGGACGGATTCGACATGGGTGAGTACCTCGGGTCCAACGAAGACGCCGCTTACGCCGAAGAAGAAGAACTACGACGCGCCGGCCCGAGAGAAGACGAACCCAACATGGTCACCGTGTCCGACAAACCTGTGCATCTGGACAAAGGGTTCCGGTTCAACGACAACGCCTGGACCTGTTTGGCGTGCGGCCGGTTGGCGAAGCGCGGGCCTTCGCGAATGGTTTACTGCGACTGTGGAAGAAGGACACGGCTATGAGCGGCGGATCTTTCAACTACGCGTTTGAGAGGCCTCCCTACGATTGGGGTAGCGCGATGGATCACCTAGAGCTGGTCCTTCTCCGGGCGCAGGCTCGGAGATGGGTCTTCAACCATGTGTGGGATTCTGGCCGCGGGAAGTGGATGCCGTTCTTCACTCCGACGATCTGTGCCGCGGGCCTCCGGTTCATCGACCTCTGGTTCAAAGGGCAGGGCGACCCCTATGCGAATCCGGTTAAAGCATCGGAGCCTCTACTTGCCACGCCCGAGGCGATCGCCATCGTGAAGGCCGTCGAGTGGTGGGCGTCAGGGGATTGGGGACCGGAAGCTGTGATCGAAGCAATTGTCAAGTGGGAAGGACTCGTATGAGCCTCATGTCCCACATCCACCAAGTCCGCGACCTGATCATGTGGTGGACCCACTTCGAACGCAGCACCGGGACCGCACCCGAGTGGCAGCACCTCGAAGACGACGAAGCGTTCCTCGACACCCTCACAGGCGTCGAACTCGGCGACTGCCTAGCCGAAGCCGAACGAATCATCCGAGCTGGTCGAGCAGTCAAATCACATATTGAGGACTACCTAGCAGCCGACATCACAGAGAATGGCGCCATCCGACTCGGCGCCGACGGCTACTATATTGGGCCTGCAACCACACGGAGGGTCATTGATCCCCTCGGCTTGCTCCACTTCCTCTACAACTATGGCGACCTCTACGCCATTGAAAAGGCCATCAACATCAACTCGGGTGCCCGTATCGGTGTCATCCGTGGGTATGGAGGTGAGTCGTCTGACGCCGTCGTTGATTCCTTCTTCGAGGAAACGAAACAGGAAACGAAGTTGCGGAAGGTGCCGGCTATGAAATCGAAATGGGTAAAGAACCTAGAACATGGGGAGAGGCGGGCGTGAAAGACAATGAGTGAACAGGCGTGGGCTGAGGCGTGGGTCAAAGCATGGGCTGAGATGCCCGACATCGGACAAGGCCACACCGTAGACGTCCGCAAGGAAGGCAAAAAGGTGTTTTCCTACACCTACGCCTCACTACACGACATCCTCAAAGCCGTGCAACCAGTCCTGACCGAACATGGGTTCGCCGTCAGCCAGTCGCCCACACCAGACGGCATCGAGACTCACATCACCCACCGCGACGGGTTCACCAAGGTCTTCGGCCCTGTGCCGATGCCCTACTCAACCGACCCCAAGGCCATCGGGTCTGGGATCACCTACGGCCGACGCTACGGACTGACTGCCGCGCTCGGGATAGCCACCGATGAGGACAACGACGCACCCGAAGCATCAGGAGCGCCTGAGGAGCCACGGTCAGAGGCAAGTAGGGCAGCCAGCCGCGCACCTAGAACAGGTGACGCTCACGACGAACTGTGGACCTACGTCACCGAACGGTTCCCCGTTCCTGACCGGCAGACGGTGTTCTTCGACGCTCTGCAGGACGCGGGGGTGGAGGACAAGAAGCGGGCCAACAAGACCCAGGCGACCAAGGCGAGGAAGTACCTGGAAGGGTTGAAAGCATGAGTTGGAATGTGAGACAAAGCCTGATCGACGCGCTGGCAGCACCCGTCCTGATCGGTTCGATAACGACCGGCAACAACAGTGTCCGATCTATGACCCCCGAGGAACAGGCAAGCGCAGTAGCTGAGTGGCTTCGCGAGAACAACAACCAGCCCGTTCTTGCACCCGAAGATGGGGAGGACAGCCCATTCGCATTCGTAACGACCGAAGAGTTGGCCGACCTGCTGGCAGAGCAGTGAGACACTGCAACCGGTGCCGATGTCGGCCCCTACTCTCAGCACTAGCCACCCTCTACGCAGTCGTAGCGGTGGCTGGTGGCGCGGCGGCGCTCATATACGCATTCGCTAGGTCTGTCGGGGCTCTGTGAGGCTCCGATGGATAGCTTTACCAGCGGTGGTCGCTCTGATCCTGGTGATGATCCCATTCGACGGAGAGGAACAAGATGTTGGAAGCAGCGGTACTAGCGGTCCTGTTGGCGATCGGAGCGAGGGGGTGGTATCAACTAGGGGTAAGCCACGAACGACGGAGGCACAACTCGCACCCACAACGACTACCACGACGAGGGTGATTCCGCCGTTGGTGTGGGACAACGAACCGCTACTGATGCCCGACATCGCCTGCGGATACATCCGAACCCTGCCAGGGGACCGCTACCTGGACCGCGCAGTGGACTTCTGCCTCCCGATCGCCTGGGCGTTGTGGGACCTGATGTCATATCCCGGCGACAAAGTCGGAGCGCCTTCGGTCCGCGAAGGATTCGACTTCACCCTCTACTGGCGTGATGTCCTGCACGGCATTTACGTGATGAGCTTTGAGTCGGGTGCGAATCCCGACGCCAACGCCCTCAACTGGGGATGTCCTAAGATCCCCGAACTACGACCGGAGGACTCGTCGATCTGCCGTTCCTTCGGGGCCAAGGTTCCGATCTCTTGGTACTCCCACATGAGCCACCTGGTGCAAGATCGAAGCGACAGGCTGCTGGGCTATCAGATCGACCCGTATTCGCTGTATGAGTCGTCGCTGCTGGCCTTCGCGTTGGTGTACGAGATCGGTGGCAACGGCTGGTTCCACTGGTGGCACGCGAGCTGGCTATTGAACTCATACACCACAAGACATGGTATTATCCCTACGTGGTACTGCCCTCCAGATGCCTACTGGATCAACGTCAGGGGCGGTCGGCAGCCGTGTCCGGTAGGAGGATAAACATGTTCACCGAAGATCTAACTGTTCGATTCCGAGCCCAGGTCTCTATGGATTGTCATATATGGACCGGGGCGATAAGGACTACTGGCTATGGCAACTTCAAGGTGGGTAAAGAGACCTGGGGGGCCCATCGGTATGCGTGGATGTTGGCGAACGGCCCGATCCCCAGAGGGCTGTCTGTCTTGCATAAATGCGACGTGCGGGCCTGTGTTAATCCTTTGCATCTGTTCCTCGGAACCCAAAGGGACAACATGGAGGATGCTCAAACCAAGGGCCGCATGGCGCGGGGGGAAGAGCACGGGGCGGCGGTATTGACCGAGGCGCGAGTGCGTGAGGTGAAGAAAGCGCTCAACGTAACCAATCCGAATCGGGCCGCGATCGGTCGGGAGTTGGGTATCTCGAAAAGTCAGGTTGAGCACATCTATCGGGGTGACTCGTGGGCGTGGCTAGAAGCATGACGTTGGAAGAACAACTCGAACAAGTAATCGGTGATGCAGGCTACGCGTTCGACCCTCACGATTTTGATGTAGAACTAGCGGCCGAGGCTGTGGTGGGGCTGCTCCGACAAGGATCGACCGTGAGGGTAAAAAACGCCAAGATGCCGAACCGTTCTGAAATCCTGGCGCACACCATCCCACAAATTGACGAAGGCGTGTATGTGTTGGTGCTGTTGGAGGCACAGGAGCCGTGAGTCTGCGTGCCATCGTCTTTGAGCGTGACGGCGGGCGCTGCATCTGGCCGTCATGTGTGGAGCCAGCCCTTGAGCTGGCGCATTTCCACTCTCTCGGCTCCGGCGGATCAAACGAGCGTGACGTGGCATCCAACAGCGGAGCGATGTGTCGGCCGCACGCTCGAGCGAGTGACGGTGAGTACGGGCCCGGAGGCAAGGACGACTATCGACGTGATCACATCAACCTGTTCGGGCCGGGTTACCAGGACATCCCTCCGCACCGCTTGGCGTGGGAGCGGGCTGAGGCGTTGACCGAACTAGTGAGGAACAGGACATGAGACACATAACGCTGCGGCGTGGCGAAGAACTCTCCATTGAATACACCCATCTCGCGGGGGGTGGTCCGCCGTTGGTTATCGATCCTGTAGTAGAGACAGAGTGGTGCCTAAAACACAAAGCCAATCGTTATCACAACGAGATGCCTTCACTTGACGAGCCGGACTATCTCCGGGGACGAGGCCGACCACTATGCCTCATCGCATACGGCGACGGCATACAGGGACGAGGCTACGAGTGCGATATCCTCAAGGCCTTCGTGGTGTTGAGAAGAGCCGATGACTGACTGCACCGTCAACGGGGTCATAGGCCACAGACGGGCCTTCACCAACCACGCCGGTGACGACGTTTGTGCCTGTGGGGTCAAAACGGGCCGCAGAGCCCAAGGAACCCGCGACGGGGTGACCATTGAGCCGATCGACCTCAAACCGCTCAACGCCCAGGCGCAGCGGGTGTGGGAACTGATGTGCGACGGTCAGTGGTACTCCTTGAGGACTATCGCCGATTGGACTGGGGATCCCGAGTCATCGGTGTCTGCTCGCATCAGAGATTTCCGCAAAGAGAAGTTCGGTGGTCACACCGTTGACAAGCGACGGACACCAGCCCACAGAGGTTGGGAATACCGATTGGATCTCCCCAATGAGTAGCAGCCCCCCGTAGGGAGCCGCCACCGTCACACCCGTCGGTGCTAATGTCGAACATGGAGTCAGACGCTAGGAGCGTAGCATGGTGAGAGCCCCGGACCTTCTGTTCGAAGCGATACTCAAGGTCGCCGGATGGGAATACGCCACGCTCACCGACTCGGCCCGAGGCTGGATCAACGCCGCAAGAAAAGAACTCCACGCTGTTGGGGCCACACCCGAAGAAGTCCTCATCCGTGGCCGCCGCTACTGGGACCGCAACCCCAACCGCTCCCCGCGCCGACCGTCACCTTCGACGTTGGCGAAGCACTGGCCGAACCTCGTAGAAACCCCAGCGATGGGTGCTGCCGCGTTCGACGAAGGCCCCTGTGACCACCTGTACCAAGAGATAGAACCCGACGGCGACCGCGGCGATTACTGCGTGCGCTGCAGGACGTGGTCTGGGCTGGTGCAACTCAAACTCCTTGAAGGTGGGGCGTGATGCTGCTGCCCTTCGCCGAAGATGCCAACTGCCGTGGTTCCGACTCTGAACAGTTCTTTATCCATACTGGCGCATCGTCCAAACCGGCCAAGGCGATCTGTAAGGGCTGCCGGGTCAAGCAAGAATGCCTCGACTGGGCGATCGAGTATCGGATGGTCTACGGCATCTGGGGAGGCAAGACGGTGAAGGAACGCCGCAGAGCCACGAGAGAGTTGGTTGCCGTCGGGGTGCGAGAGCCAGGGGCTTCGGTCCTTGGAGTAGCGGAAGAAGCCTCGGCGGTGACCGGCACATGACCTACAACGACACCCCCGCCATCTGGACGGAGGTGTCTAATACGAGCCACCAGGTCTCCGACCTGATGCCGTGGTGGGGTGAGTTATCGACCGGCGATGTCGTTGACGAGCCCGGCGCCGAATCCGATAGTGGCGGCGGTGTATAGCTTGTCCACCCAGGGCTCAGGGTTGACCCCGTAGTCACTCAACAGCACGCCATACATCTCCAACCCGAATCCGTAGGACACCCCCGCACCTGCGGCTAACGCCAATGCGGCCACCGCGTAGCCCTTCAAGTCGAACGCTTCCTTGGCGTGCTCGACGAGCTTCTGCACCAAAGCCGCCGCGAATATCACTGCTGCAATCATCGTCTTCTCCCTATATCGCCGGTCCTGCTACTACGACCTCCGTGTGGCTGTGAGAGTTACCCCCCACCTGAAAAAGGTTGGCGTGGTCGAAGCCGGTCAATGAGCCGGTTATGTCGAAACCACGGTCTTTCTGCCACGCCGAGGCCGCAGCCGCGGTCTTGGGGCCGTACTGCTTGTCGATCGTTCCCGGGTCAAAGCCCAACTGAGCCAGCCGGGTCTGCACTACTTCGACGTTCTCTCCGCTGTCACCGATAGTCATGGTGTCTTCATCGCTTCCCTCCATCCAATATCTCGGACCTGACCTCGAGTAGATCCACTCGGTGTCGAGGCTTTTATGACGGTACGCCGCCTGATACATCAGGTCAACGTGTAGTTCGCAATGATCGTGGGGTCCGGCCGAAGCACCGGATGATCCGACCCACCCGATGGGTTCGCCCCGCTTGACCCACTGGCGTTCCTTGACTAAGAACTGTTTGGTCTGCCATTTCTTGTCGGGACCCATATGGAGGTGGCGTGAGTACACCTTGCGGGTCTCGCCGTAGAAGCGGACGCCAGGAATATCGATTGCAACGGGCCCGTGGTTGCAGGTGACCGCGTTGCCAGAGCCGTTGTTCTGCCAGCGAGCCAGCCTGATTTGACCGTCGTGCGGAATGTGAATTTGGGTGCGGGTGGAGGCCCAGTCGGTGCCGTTGTGTTCGCGCTTGTTGAAGTTGGGATCGTACTTGGTTGACGACGGTTGACGACCGGATCCGGGGTGGCCGCGGGACCACACTTGGCCGTTCCATCCCGGTACGTGGGAGATGATCGGTAGGAAGTCCGACAGCAGCAGGGTCATGGTGAGGCGGCGTTGCTCACTACCCACGTGTTGAGCAGTAGAAAGACACCGGAGCCGACGACGGTAAGGAGGGCCACGTAGACCTTGTTGCGTAGCGCCATCTTCGCGCGTGGGATGCCGCCGTTGGTGAGCAGATCATGGACCTCTTTGAGTTGGCCTTCCATGCCTTCGGCGCTCACGCGACCCGTCCCTGATGGATGTTTGCGACCCCACAGCGATGTGCGGATCGGCTCAACGGCACGTTCCACCTCTTCTCGAGCGACCTTACGAACTTCGTCCATACGTGTTGGTTCCTCATGTCAGGTACGCCCTGTCCGGGAAGACTAGCCAAAATCATGTCACGGTGTCCCTAACCTGAAAGGTGGCTTCGGTAGTCCAGAAGATCGGTGAGGCGCCTTCGGTAACGTGGCCCTGCGCGGTCCACTCGCCAGGAGTGTCAAGGTCACCGGCGACGGTGACATAGTCGAACTGGCCTCCTGAGCCGTCGCCGACGATCACCCCGGTTTTGGTGAGGACATCACCGTGGTTCGGTTTGGTCAGATACATCAGCAACGCGGTCTGACCTGCGATGCTGCGCACGGTGCCGTCGTCGTCGATCGTCAAACGGATCGTCAACCCTACGTCACCCTTGTGCGCGATGTTTCCCATTACTCAGACTCTACTTGTAATTCGATAACGGATACGGCTCTTACTGGCAGCTCAATAACCGATTCGGCTTCTACCGAGGGTTCGATCGCTGATTCGGCTTCCACCGGTAGTTCCATCGCTGATTCGGCTTCCACCGGTAGTTCCATCACTGATTCGGCTCTTACCGCCAGATCAAGGGCGAACGGTGTGGTGGGGCGGGGTGAGGGGAAAGTTGTGGTGGTAACAATCGAAGCCGGGGTGAGGGTGGACCCTGCGCTGACTGCCGGCGCTGTCATCGACGTGGTGGTAGTAATCGAAGCGGGGGTGAGCGTCTGGTCTTGACGAACTGTCGGCCCTGGCATCGTTGTGGTAGTGGCGATCGCGGCGGGGGTAACGGTGGCGCTTACGGCTGCTGTCTGATTGAGGAGCGAATCGTGAAGGGTGCCCGCTCCGGTGCCTACCTCACCGGCAGTTAGCTCCTGGGAGATAACAGCGTAGGACCAGATTTCGACCTGGGCGTAGCTGCCGCCGCCGCTGATAGAGGCGAAGACCAATGCCACCGCGTTGGCCATGTCCGCTGCGACATTGTCGGCTGACGCCGAGCCTGACGCGGTGCCGTCTAGGTAGGCTTGGGTGGTGCTGCCGTCATAAACCCAGATAAGGGTGTGGGCTTTGCCGTTGGTGAGGTTGCCTGAGGTGGCGGTTTGTTCGTTGGCGCCGTCCGCCAATAACCCCTTCGATGTGGCGTCGGCGGATTCGAGGTAGCCGGCGTATCCGTCGCCGGTAGTCAGGTTCGCTTTCTTCGCCATCAGTACCGCGTCGGCAGCGGGGGAAGTATCGTAGACTCTGAAGCCGAGCCCGAATGTGAACGAGTCCGTGTGGGTGTAGTCGAGGGCCGCGTCGTCGGGGATTTCAAGCCGATCGTCGGTGTCATATTGGAAGGCGGGCCGGTCCACCATTCGCATCAACTCCGCAGTACCAGACTGATTGATCGTGACCGTTGCGGCTTGTGCTGAGTCCTCGGTGAACGTTCCAGCCTGCGTCACAGTGTCACCGACGAGCGAGGCAGGGTTGATGTCGAGAACGAGGGTGCCGTCGATACCGTCATAGGCCAAGTAGCGGTGAACTGTCATCGGGTGGATACCGCCGATGTTGGCGCAGATTTTTACCTGAGTGTCTCCATCGAAGATCGAGGTGGTAGAGCCGAGGGTCACCGTGTCACCCAACTTGGACCAGTTGGCAGCATTCTCAGGGTCGTCGGTGCCGGGATTGTTCAACGTCCAGAACTCAAGGGCGATGTCGCCTGCTCCGTCGTTAACGTCGAGGGTCACTCGGAGTCCCCGCAAGGTTCCGTCAGTGAAACCCGTCGCGACTGTTGAGGTTTTGTCGTGGAGCTTCCCGGCAGTGCTGGTGCCGTCTTCCGACCAGATAAAACGGATCTTGCCGTCGGTCGCGAGTCCCCACCGATATTCACGATTGTTGGTAGCGAAATTATATTTGTGTCCTATTGCAGGAGCAGTGGGCGGGGTGTAGTCGTCCTGTATCCCGACCCACCGATAGTCGATATCCCCAGTGATCGACAGGGCAACAGAATCGGGTGTGGTCAGATCATTGTTGCTAATCCCAGGAGCCCGGAAATGGTTGTCGCCCTGCGTCTTGTCATGGTCGAAGAAGGTGGGGTCGTTAGTGCCGCCAGGGAACGCCGCGTGATGCCCGTTGCCTGACTGGTCGTCCCACGGTGCCGACCCGTCAAACAGATCGGCGAACGACCACGCTTCACCGTCATTGATGTCAGTCATGGCTGCACATCGTTAGGAACGAACGGGACCATGCCTTCGGTGGTGTTGATTTGCAGCCACGGCCGAGCGAACCAATCCTCAAGTGTCAGCGCTTCCCCAAAATCAGGATGGTCCTCTGGCGGGAATGGTGGCAACCGCGACTGCGCCCACCCTCGTACCGCGTTCGCCGCCCCCACCCATGACGCCTGCGGAGGCCCAACATTCCTACGTTCTGTCACATCAGGGAAGCCCTGAGGCGGTCCGGTGTTGGGGAAGTCTCCGATGTTCTCGACTACGGCGATCAGCGTCCGCACATCATCTATGTCAATCGACGGGTCGGAGTAGACGTACCAGCGGGTTGCGCCCTCGTCGTACAACGCGGGGACGCCAAGAACCTTCTTTACGGCGAAGGCCATCAACCCACGTTTCGGCACGCTGATTGCTAGGACCGTTGACTCCAAGAGGGCAATCTGCATTACCCACCCCCTTTTCGTTACGGCGTGAAATCGTGAGTGGCGATCCCGTCGGCGTGCCAGGTGATAGCGAACGTACCGGCCACAGTATTCACAGCGGTAACAAAATCGACAACCAGGATCTCCTCGTCGGCAACAGGATCCGCGTACCAGCGGTAGGCCATCACGCTGGTGAGAGTGGTGGTTGTTTCGGATACGTCGGTGGCGTCGAGCTTCCAAGTTCCCGACGAGGTGGTGATCTCAGTGCCGGTTAAGGCCACCCCGCCGGCGGCCCATCCAGTGCCGCTGACTTCGTTAGTGTTGTTCCAGGTGGCATCGGTGTCGAAGTTGGGGGTGTGGTTATCGTCAACCAGCGCACCTTTGTAGTCCTCAGCCTCGAGGTTGAGTGCGGCGGCGTTGGTCAGCATCTTCTCCAACGAGATGAACATCAGTCCCGAAGCCGTGATAGCCATTAGCTCTCCCCAGGAATCAGGACTGTTCGGCCGGCGCGGGCCTCGACTCGGTAGGCGGCGAGAGCTTGGGAGGCGGCACGTTTCGCCGCGTAATTCTCATCGGACCGATCGGCTCTGAGTGCCTCTTTGGCGGCGACCATCACATCGATGAGTGCCTCTTCTTCGAGCGACGGTAGGTTCTGCGCGGCGCGTAAAGCGTTGATTTCGTCGCGTTCGGCGGTCATTCGCTTGGGCCCGGCATCTTTGATTTGGACACGATGGGTTCGGGTCTGACGATAGCATCGACCCTCCCCGACTCATGCTCTACCTGGATGTTGCGGCCACCGTCAGGTAGCCACAGACCACGGGAATCCTTGAGCGCCTGCGTACCGGCTTTCGGAACCGAGACGGTGCCATGAACGGAGCATTCGCCGTGGTTCTCGGCACGGACATGACCGGCCAACGGGTGACCTTTACGGGCGGCGCGTGGATGGTTGGGGCAGTAGATGAGAGTGAGTTTTTTAGCTTTCATCGTGATCCAGAACGTAGAGGACCGCAGCCAACAATAAGGTGAGCAGACCGGTTTGGAGCAGACGGTCTTCTAGCAGCCAACGTGCCCAGATGGCAGCGTAGATGAATCCGAATCCGATCAGTGTGAGATAGAACCAGAGTTTCATAATGCTCCTTTACGATTCGTTGTCGTATATTCGCACCCATTTAGTGGTGCCATTGATCTCCACCCGCACCGCTCCGAACTTCGTCGAGTCCTCAGTCGTGTCAGATGAAATAGACCTACTGCCGTCGGCAGCCGAGGTGCCAATGAAGTTGGTGAAGGTGTCATCAATATCTAACTGCTCAAGAATCAGTACTGGTAGACCGCTGTCGGTGGTCCGCTGCGAAACCTGAGTACTACCCCCCGCAGCGACCGAGACATAGGTGTTGCCGTCATGGTGTAGGCGGAAGCCACTAGAAAAGTTGTCGGCGTGCCAATCGGTGTTGGCCGCAGCACCCTTCAGGACTATCTCTCCACCCTCATTAGTTCCATCGAAGGCTTCGACAATAAGAGCGCCACCCCACTGGTCGTACCCGACTACGAGCTGGTTCAACGCCATGAGCAGCAGATTTCCCAGGTTATCGAAATTAAAGTGGTACGCGCCGGTTCCGCCAATTCCGAACCAAATGTCAGATCTGCCCGTTGCGGAACTGACGGTAACGGCGGCCTCTTGTCCGTCGGTTGAACGAAGAGACCTCATCGACGCCCCGGCCTGACCGGACACTTCACCAAACACGTTGATGTGACGCAGCACGGGAGCATCGACCGGCAAGTAGTCTCGGAGTTCCTGCTGGAACGCTGGCCTCTGAGTGAGGGGACCACCAGTGTCAAGCAGAGCGGGGAAATCTGCCATTAGATGAGACTTGTTTCCCAGACTCGGATAGTGGCGAACTCCTGATCACGATGCCCGCCCATCAACTCCACCACCACGTCAGACACGCGAGCCTTTTCTGTGGATCCCACCTGATAAGTATCGGTGAACTTAATCACGCCACCGGAGAACTCCGACGCCGCTCGAAGCGCCGACAGCAGGGAGGTGCCTGATGCTCCTCGGCCCAACGATGAGGACCGCAAATCTATATCCATCTCCACCCCGCGGCGTTTCTGCGCGCCTACCGCTTCACAGAATACCTCACGGATCTTAGGTGAGTTAGCCGAGTTGGTGGAGTCGGGGGCCAGTTCAATCTCGAAGTCGTACCCGACGGTCTGGGCATCGGTGCCGCCTGATCTCGACACAGTCCAAGTGTAGGTGGTGTCGTCGTCCTCGGTAAAGGAGGCGACGTTACCCGACTCCAGATTGACTGCGGTGAATGTCCCCCCGTCAGCGGCGACCTTCAACGTCATCGTGGTTGAAGCTGGAAGAGGGTCGGTGACCACGGTGACTCGCAGCAACGTTTTTTGGATGCCGCCGAGGGTGAAGTTGAACCGACCGGATTTCCAGGTGGCGTCGTCGGTGGTAAACAGGGTGGTGTCGTAGCGTTCCACCGCCGCTGAACCGTCGGTGTTCGACACGAAGACGTCTTTGCCGAGGGTGGCGGCGTCTTTGACTCCGGTCGAGGTACCTTGTGAGGCGGCCAGTTGGAAGATCGCCCCCGCCGATAGGTCGTAGGCCATCAGCGCTTTGCCGTACCAGAAGATCAGGTCGTCGCCGATAACCCCCGCGATGATGACCGGCTGCGACGCGGTAGAAGTATCAGCGTTTCTTACCACTCCCGTGGTTCCCCACTGTCCGCCGCGCTGATAGTAAATGTGGGCAAGTCCCTTCTCGCCGTGTGCGGCGGCATAGCGGAACCCGACGAACAGGAACCCATGAACGAAATGTGTCGAGTACCCGAACACGGCTTCGACTGGCAGCTTCCCGGTGGGGAAGTCGGTGGTGGTCGCGGCGTTCCATTCCATGACTATCACGTCACCGTTTTCTTGTGGGACCAGCCAGGTGACTCCGGTGTCGGTGACACACATGCGGCGGTAGATGTTGCCTGTGGAGCCCATGTAGTCGGTGACATTGCCGCCTGGTTGGGACAGGATGGTGCGTTTGTCTATTTGTTCCGCGGTCCAGTTGCCACCGGAGTCGGCGGTGCCTGCAAGCACAGAGCCGCCTTTAGTGGTCGAAAGGGTGACTTTGGTAGTGGACTCAACGGTCTTCACCCAATATCGGGTCAAAGTGGAATACTCCGACGGGTTGGCGTCAGAGGTGACAAACGAAATGGCATCATCAACCGACAAGCCGTGAGCAGTTGAGGTTGTCCACAGATCTTCTGGTGAGCCTCCGGTGAAGTCGAAAGTCCAGTTGGCCCCTACCAACGGGGTGGTCAACTGGTACAGGTTCGCTCCGTCCAATGCGTAGATGGTGCCACGCGAATACCGAAGTTCGGCGTTGTAGACGAACGGATCGGCGGCAGTCGCCGAATAGACCTCCAAGTTCGATCCGGTCAATACCCGACGAATAGTCTTATCGTCGTAGGCGATTAGCAGGGCGAGGCTGTCACCCTCATCACACAACGAGGTGACTGTCTGGGTGGTGGCCCCTGTGGCCCATCCGGCCTGATCCCAGTCTCCGGTGGCGAGTTGCCACCAGTGGGCGGTGGCGTCATCAACAGCCCACAGCAGACCGTGAGCCCGACCGAACTTGACTCCCTCCGAGAACGCGGCGGAACCGTCGTGCTGCGACACCTCACGAAAGGCCCCTAATTCCAAACGGTCGCCTTCGCGGTCCGGTTTGACATTGGATGACTCGCGGTAGCCGCCCTCTTCCCACAGACCTTTGAGTTCGCCGCGTTCCCAACGGTTCTGTGACCACCGCCGGATGAACACATCACCGGATTGGTCCTCGCCACCTCCGCCACCGGTGCCTTCGGGCCACACCATCCGTGAGATCGGCCGGTACGGATTCTTGGTGGGTGCCAGCGTAAGGCGTATGTCCTGGGTGTTGGTGGCTGAGATGCCGTAGGTGAGTTTGCCGTCCATCAGTCTTCGTCCAGATCATCGGACACGAACAGGTGCCTCATCTCCCAGATGTGCCGTTCATGTAGATATTCGATGAGCCCCAACCGGGAGGTCAGTTTCGATGGAGACAAGGCCACAGACAGCAATTCCTCGCCGTCCTTATCGAGATAGGAAAAGCACATCACCACGTCTTGAACTATCCCGTCGATCCCGTCGTCTGCCAGGAGGTTCTGAGCGGCGTCGAGAATCCCCATCAGCCCACCTGGGTAGGCCCGTACTCCCACCGTTTCAACAGAGGCACGTCCTCTTCGAGCTGGTTGCGGTACTGATCGACCATGTCCTCGAACTGGGTCTGGAACCAAGCAGCATCAGCGTACGCCACAGTGGAGGTCTGAGCGGCCGACTCGGCGTAACGTCCCCTCACCGAAGTTCCTCCGGTCAGCCGCGCCACTGCGCCCCAGGGGATCAGGTTGGTGATCTCGGTCGGAAGAGAAGAGATATCCGAGGACGACGGGCGGGTGCGAGCCGAGTAATAGATGGTGTCGTTGACATCATGGTAGCCGGTCAGCAGGATCGAGTTGCCGGTGGAATCGGTAGCAGAGGCCTGGGCGTGCTTGATCTCATACCAGCGGGTGGGGAACTCGCGGTAGTTGAAAATGACGTTCTGGATCGTCCAGGTCCCCGACGAGTTGGCGGTCCCCGCCAGTGGGGTGGTGTCCTCATTGGCCGACAACGTGAAGGTGAGGGTGGTGGGAACGGTAGCGACGTAGTAGATCACCCCCAACGCGTATTCGGTCGGCGCGGTGCCGACTGCCGAGAACGAAACCATGTCACCCACCGACAGGCCATGGGCGGTTGAGGTGGTCCATTCGTCCTCTACTGCCGAGCCGGTGAAGATGAAGGTGGTGGTTCCGATCGAAGTGGAGGGGGTGTCGAACTGGTACATCTTTTCGATCAGGATGTCCGAGGCGTTGGCCGGATACCTTGTCCGATTTTCGGTGGGTGAGATGGTTCGTTGGGTGGAGAACCAGCAGCCGCGCATCAGGTCGGAGTCGATCGTCTCGTTGATCGCCCGCTGAATCTCGGTGTGAGTGAACGGCGGGTCCTTCAAGAACACCGCTCCAGGTGCATACGCCGGAGTAGCAGCCGCCCAGTTGCCCGAAGTGTCATCCGAACCCTGCAACGCGGCGCCGCCCTTAGTGGTTGACAGCGTGGCGGTGGTGGTGGAAGGCACAGTGACCGCGTAGTAGATGATGTCGATCGCCCACTCTGTGGCGCCGCCGCCATCGGACGTGAAAAACATCGCATCACCGACACTCAACCCATGAACCGCCGATGAAGTCCACAAGTCATCCGAGGCGCCGCCGGAGAAGTCGAAGGTCCAATCCGAACCGATCGCGGTGCGAGCCGCCGCAGAAGAACGACGCTGCGCCCGGGTCACAGGGACGTCGGCTCCGGGGGTGTCGTGCTCGGCCATCAACTGCACCACTTCGCCGGCGGTGCCGGTCCCGTCGAAGAACTCGGCGTAGGAGCCGTACTCCCACATGATGCGGCCCGACAGGTCGAAACGGAACAGGGTGCTGGTCGATTCCAACACCGGGACGGTCAGCCGATCAACTGCGGGCCGCTCTAGCGGAGTCTGTCCAAATATCTGGTCGATTACGTCGAGCGTCAGGGTTTGTAGGGTCGCCATTTTAGACGACCAGGCTCGCCCCGACTGAGTAGGTAAAGGATTCAGCGTCGGCGACCGTTACCGACACCCGCCAGATCCTTGGGAGTGGAAGGTTGGCGACCCGGTTCGCTACCGCGATACAGCCTGGATAGACCACCAGGTCGGTAGTGATATCGACTGTGGCTAACGCGGCGGATGCCAGCAGCGTGTAATAGGAACTAGATTCGACGTCCTTGCCTTGGATGGTGAAGGTCACCGCCGCGGTCGAAGGGTCGGCGGTCACATCGACCGTCACTACCACGCCACGATGGTTGACGTTGGTGAAGTCCGAAGAGTCCACCGCCGCGGTACGGGCAGCCGACGCCAGCACGGTGATGTCACGATTGGACTGCAACGGCTCCGGGGTCGAAGCCGCCGATTCCATGTGCAGCAACGCATGGAGGTTGCCCCACGAATCGACCCGTAGATTGGCCTCTTCTAGATCGGTGGCCGGGGTGGCGTCCTGGCCCGACAGGGCCGAGGTCACCGAATCAACAATGGCTACTTTTTGAACCATTAGTCCTCCTGTACTTCCGCTGCTCTCAACACCGCCCCACAGTCGCATGACTTGTTCGGATACGCAGGCTCGTTATGGACCGCGCAATCAGACTGATGCGAATAGTCGGCGCAGTTTCCACAATTACAAGTAGTCATCAGTCCACCTCCACCTTCGATGACTCAGTATTTTCCGTCTAACACTGCCGATCTTAACCGCCCAGCGTCTTGGAGTACACGCGTTGTCGCCTCACGGGTGGCGTCCTCCAGATGGTCGAACAGTTGGCGGTCGGTCATGTGCGCCACCGCATCAGGAGCCCGCCTACGTACCCACGCCAGCGCCATCTGCATCTGGCGACGGTCTGAGCGCCACAGATTCCACAGGTGGCCCATCAACGCCTTCTGGGTGTCGCGGGCATCGAGCGGTTTGACGTGGGTCTGTTCGACTGCGGTCGAGTCAGGAACCACTTCGAGGGTCGGGTCGAACCGGTCACGCGGCGCCTGCACTTCTCCGTCGATGCGGCTCCTGGTCACTCCTGAGATCCCCGGACGAGACGACGCGATGTTGCCTTCATTCTTGGCGCGCCAAGCGGCGAGCTCGCCGGGGGTCATCAGGTAGCTTCTCATGCCGTAGCGAAGCTCGCAGTGGTAGTCACACCGGTGTGGACCTTGCCACGGAACGCCACTTCGAGCTGCTGATGCAACAGCGTGCAGTGGTGGTCGAACTCGGGCTTCTGCATGGCCCAGCAGTCGAGGCGGGGACACGGCTGCGGAGTGACCCGCCGAAAGCCCCTGGCCTCATGCCACCGGATGTACTCGTCGTGCTTGGAGGGATCGTAGTTGTTGATCCCCGGTTCGCACACGATCTGCTTGAGGTTGCCGGACTTGTCCAGCATCACGATCTTGCGCGGTGAAGGCCCGGTGCTGGTGGCGTACTCGGTCAGTTGATTGACCGCCTCCTGCAGCAGCCGGTCGCGTTGCTTCTGCGCCCAACCCGGTTCGATCGCTTCCATCTGGTCGATGGTGAACGGCGCCAGATGGTTCTTGGCGCGGTCCCGGTTGAACGACACCAGCATGTCCTCCACCTGAGTGGGAAGGTCAGTAGCCAGTATTCGTGCCGCCGTTTCCAGGTCCACCGGGTATTCGACTTCCACCGGCTTGAGCTGCGCCAGTTCCTCGCGCAGCCTTATCAATTCGGCTTCCATCGCGGCCTGAGAGGCGGCTTCGCCCATGTCGGCGGCGATAGTCGATACCTCAGAGTCGATCTGTTCGGGGGTGATGGAGCCCTTCGGCGCCCAACCTTCCTTGGTGCGGTGGCTGTTGAGGGTCCCCAACACGAGACCGTATTTGTCGGCGAACGCCTTGTTGGATAGGCCCGAGGCCCCTGCTTCGAACTCCGTCCGTATCTCGAGCCACTCTTGTGGTGTCTTTACTGTTTTGACTGGCAACTTCTTCCCTCCTTCGGGTGAGTACTAACGCCTGTCTTCTATGAGCACCCCGGGGGTTTCCCCCCAGGGGGCTATTTGTTTAGACCGCAGGTGCGGTCGGGTAGTTCATGAACTGCCAATACTCGAAGTTGTGCACGTCGGATTCCAGGGTGACAGCGCCACCCGCAGATCCCCAACACACAATGCTCGGTTCGGCGGACTCGTCGTTGTCGAGGTTGCAGAGGACCTGAGCGCAAGGCTCGTCATCTATGAAACCTTCGACGATCAGAGGACCGCCCTGGCCGTTCTCGCCGGACCATTGCGCCTCAAGTGCGTGAGGGACACCTTTGACCAGGGTGGTCCCAGACGTCAGTGAGCCTACGCCCGCTGCCGCTTGGCTGGTGTCTCCGTGGTCCGCCGAATCGCTTCTCAAGGTCATCACGCCGCTGATCGACTGCCACGAAATACCGTCGGTCGGTGCCGTTGCCGTCACCGTCGAATGGATTCCCGTCACGAAGTCGTTATCAGTCAGAGTGTTGCTGGCGATGTCGGGGATGTTGACGCGGGTCGCAAAACCCCCACCTCCCACCGATGTCGGGAACAGCGCGGAGTCTGCTCGCAGACTCACCGCGTGTCCGTCCCCGGCGGCGTTCGATCCGGTCAGGAGTCGAATACCGCCCAAAGGCGAGTCGTTGTCCAAGAGGGTCGTCAGGTACGAAACCGTTCCTGCCGTTCCAATGGTCGTCAACGTCCACATGTTCTGACCAATCAGATTGGTCGTGATGGTGCCGTTCCCGATGAAATTCTCCACCAGGTGGACACCCTCAGTGGGTGATGTTGGTCGTGCGGTTAGCAGAGCCATCTCATCACCTACTTAGCCAGGAACGAAGCTGCTTCGAACCCGAACACGTCCGTCTCGAGCGTGGTTGAGCCATCTGTCCAGATAGCCATCTTCGGCTCGAACGTCTCGTCGCCGTCCAACAGCACCGTTCCAACCTGGCGTCCTGCCAGTTGGCCGTTGATGTAGCACACCAACGTGTCCGGTCCCGGAGCGGCGTTGCCGTTGTTCCCCGACCAGATCAACTCGACGTTGTTGGTCGTGCCCAGAACATGCGTCGTCGAAGACGTCAGTTTCGAGGCAGAGAACGACGTGGTCACGTCACCGTTGGCCGACATCGAGTCGAACGACATGACGCCGTTGGTATCGAACTCGAAGTTCATGCCCACAACCGGTTCGGCGGTGGTCACAACGTCGTTGAGACCGAACCTTCCCAAGTTGTTGGCAATCGTGTTAGCCGAGATGTTCGGGATCCGATAACGGAACCGGAAGTACCCACCGTTGGGTCCCGCCGAACACGAATCGTCGGCCAGTGAAAGCACCGAACCGTCGGCTGCTCCACCGCCCGCACCAGTCGCACGCAGATAGGTCTCACCGGCTTGAGTCCCGTATGAAAGGGTCTCAGCGCCGGCCGAGATGATGTCGATTTCCCAATTCATGTCGCCGACATTGGCGTCAGCCACAGAGTCGTTGCTATTGAAGTTCTCGACAATGTGGTAGCCATAATCGAAGATGGTTTCCATTTTGTTTTGTCCTCCCTTAGCGGTCGGTAATGAGGCCTTGGCCCGCTTCGTCCTCGATCACGGCCACGCCATCGAAGGCGGTGACAACAATCTCGGTCGCGCGGAGCGAGGCATCTCGCTGAATCTCAACCCTCGACTCGTACTTCACCCCTCGCGCGATGGCGCGGGGCGGGTTGACGAGCATGGCGTTGGAATCAGCGCCGGTGTTAGCCGTGATTACCGAAGTCGAGATGTACCAGAAGACACCGAACACGTCCCTTTGGAACCCGTCGGGCATCAGCCGGAAGTCTCGCATTTCCCCTCTCGCGCCTACACCAGTCGAAGAGGCCGGGGTGAACGTTGAGCCCACCGAAGCGATGTAATCGAACCACTGTTGGGTGTATCCCAGAGCCCTGATATCACCCATCTGCCGCCTATTCGCCAGCGCGGCCTCAGCGTCCATCACATTCAATTCAGTGAGGTTCGTCCCGGTATTCGTCGTGGTGTTGGTGAAGCTCGAAGCTACACCAGAGACGTCTGCCATCTGCTTCTCACGAACCGCCTTGGCGGCTTCGATTGCGAAGTCCTGAATGGCTACGAGCGAGGAGAGGTTGAGCGCATCCGTCGGGACGATCATTATGCCCTGTTCCGATGCCGTCACGGTGGCCTTGGTGGACACAACCTGGGTCGGTTGCAGGTCCACACCTTCGGCTACCGCGGCGGACGCTAGGCGGGGCCACAAGCCGATGTCATGCGACTTCGACGGGACTCCGCGTAGGTCAACCATGCGTGTCAGCAGATTGACGTGGTTCAGGTCATAGAGCGCGCCGAGGATGTGTTCGTTGGCGATGGCAGCACTCAGCGTGAAGCCATCAGCGAACGTGGTGTATGTGGTTGCGTTAGCTCCCGCCACGTTAGAACCTCCTTCGTACTCAGACTTGTTTGCTTACAGTTGGTAAGCCGTCTCCTGAGCTTCGAGGTTCTCTTGCGAAAATTCGAACTCGCCGAGCCGGAGCGCTTGATGCATTGCCGGCATGCCGTGCTGATTGACGTACTCGGTGAACTCTTTGGAGTATTGCCCGTTCACATGGTCGTAGACCGGGAAGGGGCCTTGGTCCGGTTGGGTCCCGGGTGCGGCCGGTGTCGGGCCTGTACCCATCGGTGCTGCTGGCACGACCGGCTCGGTCGGTGTGACCGGCTCGGTCGGTGTCGCAGGGTCGGGGGGTTCGGCTGGCGCCGGTTGCAGCAATCCTGACATGTTGGCAAGCCACGCGTCTGCCGCTTCGACAGGGTTCTCCACCGCTCCGATTGAAATGGCCGCTTGCTTGGCGAGTCCGAGGTTGTCCCTCATCGGGTCCTTGCCGGCGAAATGGGCTTGGATCTCCATGATCCGTTCCAGTCCGTCCGCTCGGGTCTGCGCGTCGCCTTGGCCTTTCTTGAAGTCATCTCGTTCACGTTTGACGCGATCGAGTGCTCCGTCGGGTGGGTCCGTCGTGGGCTCAGTGGGCTTACTTGTCACCTTTTTCCCCTTTTGTGACTGTATGTCTCAGGCGCACCAGGGTCGAGGTGGGCCTATCCAACATGGTTTGCTGCGCTTTCGGTCAAGCTTCCCGTCGCGCGTTCTCGGGTCGCACAGGAAACAGCGTAGCACAGATCCCTCAAGTACAGGTGGAGGGTTGAACCTTCAAGTAGAGGTTCAGAGACACGGTGGAGTTTTTGGTGTATGTTGTTCCTATGTTCGGCTTAGCAGTCGGACTAGGGACTGGCTGAAAAACCCCTACCGCCCAGGCTGGGGGGTAAGGCAACTCAGTACCGACAACCAACCCGTGGGGCTCCCAAAAGCCTCCCCGGTGGGGCCGACAAGGGCAACTGCTTAGTTGGTTCGGGGCAATGGTCAGACTGTGACCGGCGCTGTACGGTGGCAGACATGCAATCTGAGGGTCCGGTGGAAATAACGTTATCGCTAAATACGGTGACTCTGGGTCCACTGGTCGAGGTAACTAATCCTCGGTTCCACATAGTCGGTGCGCGCCGGTCGTGCGAGCCTCTCTGATAAGGAGGTGGTGGAAGGTTCAACTCCTTCACTGACTACTATATGACCAGACAAGCACTGGGACAAGCAAGACACCCCGCAGAGGTGAAGGTTAAGCCCCTTCCGGCAGTGAGGGGCTACTCGCTCGTCATCAACGGCAAGCAGTTCTTCCTCTCTGACCAAGCCCTGAGAGACGCGCCCGAAGCGGCCAACTAGTCTCTTCTCGCAACCCTAGAGGACAGGTTGAGGGTCTACAGCCCGCTGGTGGAGAGGATCTGCAAACGTCCCTCACTTGACACGAAGCCCGACGAGCCCTGACCGGCCGCTTCGATCTGACGTCTACGAGCGAACTTCGCCAGTTTCGCGTTGACCTTGGCGGAGGCGGTTCCGTCCACACCGGCACGGATGATGTCTTCCTGGGTGATGCCTTCACGTCCGGCTTCTAACTCCAACCGGAACCGGAAGATATTGGTAGCGACCTGGCTGGCGATCTGACTGGTCGCGTTCGGGTCCAGCGTCTCGAACGCCTCACCGGTCCCCAACGCGTCAGCCAACGCCGGCGACAGGTTGAGGCCCTGATTGGAAAACGCCTGCGAGCGGATAGCGTCGTTGATGAGTTCCTGTACTTCGAACGGAGTGCGGTCCGTTTCGCCGTCGAGGATCAGGTCAATCAGATTGTCGTCAGTAACCGTCAAGTCGGAACCTTGGAACTTCAAGATGTTGTTGATCTGATCTGCCATACCGGGGAGCTGTCTGAGGACGGCTTCGCCCATCAGAACATCCTCGACCTCTTCGGGGTCCCAGCCTTGGGCCATGACCTCAGAGATGGTGAGGTCCGACACGTCGGCTTCGATGCCACGGAACGCCCGGATCGAATCGCGGATCTGGTCACGGGACTCGATGTAGAAGGCGAAGGCGTCGAGCCCCGACGCGCCCGGGGTGTGGATGCCTCTGACCGCAGCGAAGTTGGGATGCTGAATTTTGAAGGCGCCGGTCTCTGCCACCAACCCGAAGGTCCGTCCGGCGGAGAACCCTTCGCGGGCCGACTCCATCAGAATGGTCATAACTTCTTTCGATTTCCGTTGCCACTCCGGTAGGTCTTCCTTGCCGAAAACCCTCAAGTCGCGGGTGACGGTTTGGGTGTAGGACTCGTCGATGCCGAACCGTTCGTCGATCAACCCAGCGTCTAGACCTTCACGGGCACCAAAGTCGGTCTCGGAGATGGTGCTGGTCGCCGGCCAGTCCTGCGGACCCAAATCGTCGAACGCTTCCTGGTCACCGATCTCATGTCGCAGGATCACCCCATGAACTAGGAACTCGACGTAGTAGCGGGGACCGCCAGGTTCGTTGACTTTGACCAGGGTGGAGTTTTCAAGGTTGATCGGTATTGTCGAAATGGCGCTAGGACCACCGCCGCCAGCGGCGGCGGCCGTTCCGCCTCCACCTCCACCACCACCTGTTCCGCCTCCACCACCGGTGGGTCTCTGTGGTGTGAGGAAAATGCTGGGGGGTTCTTGACCGCTGGTGGTGGGGTCACCTATGAAGTCATCGGTTCCGAACTCAAGGATGGTTGACCGTGGGGAAGGTTCACTGGGGGCCTCCTCCTGTTCGCGTTCACGGGTGGCAAGAGGCGGCGCCGGAGGTGGCGGCGGAGGTGGCGGATCCTGCTCGTCGAAAGCCCGAAAACGGTCGCCGCGGTCACTCATGCGGACTGCAACGGTCCGAGCTGGTTAATCAGTCCAGCGAAGCGTCGGGAGAACGAACCCTGTCCGAGTGCTTGCACATCGCGCGAAAAGGCCACCGATTCAGCGAACGCTGCGGGCGCAGCACCGGTACTCAAACCCCGTTCGAGCTGTTCGACTTCGAGGCGCCGGTCTAGCCCGTGGGGCACTACGCCCTGGCGGAACGAGTTCATGTATTCGATTTCTGACTGTGATAAGTCTTTGCGCCCATACAGGAACCGGTAACGGGAGGTGGACCGCATCTTGTTCAGGGTCCATACTTCGAATGAGGGGGTGGCGTTGCCTGCCCGCAGGGAATTGTTGGCCGTGTTTTCGTATTCGTTGATGAGTCCTGGGACGTTGCCGGGTTCTTCCAGCATCAGCGTCCGCCATGAGTTGCGGAGGTTCTCGGCGGCGGCAGTCTTGTCGAAGGAGATCGTTCGGGGTCCGCCACCGCCTCGAGGCTTGTTCCGGTCGGCGGCTTTGGCGATGAAGTCCTGCAACGACGCGGTAGTGGTTTGCGGCAGGTTCTCCAACTGTGAGGCATGGAAGTCTTTGTTTAGTAATCCACGGCCTACCAGGGCGCGGAACTTGTCTTCGTCGCCGGGGATGTTGGGGTCGTCCTCGTCGTCGAAGAACCTTCCGACCGCGACGCTCATAGGTACCGGGAACACCGACAGTTTGGGGTCATTGATGTAAGTAGTTGGGCCCTGGCCGTCGTCGATGACGAACTGCTGGGGTAGCAAATCAAGGTCGAAGGTGCGTTGCTGCGCCCGGGTCCACAGTTCGGTGGAGTCGAGCGCTTCGGCGAAGGTGGGGAACTCACGGTTGACGGCGAAGAAGGATTCGCCGAAGTCTTTGAGGACCCGGGTGAAGTCAACCTCGTTGAGAGGGAGGTCTGTTAAACGGACGTCTAGTTGGTCGGCCCATTCTTCGCGGAGTCGGTCGCGTATCCCGTAGAAGACGGTTGGGTTGATCGTCGGCCAAGTCGGGGTCGGTTCTTGGAACGGCTTACGGCCGCCTCCGCCCAGGTTGAAAAGTAACTGCAAAAGGGCAGGGTCGCTAAGGTCGATTGTTGGTTCGTCGGGAGCATCGCTTTGATGAGCAGCAATCCACACGGCGACCCGTACCGCGTGTTCATCTACCGTCTCACCTTCAAAGGGTGGCTCTCCCTGAATAGGACGTTCATCAGCCATCAGTCACCCCTGTGGGGATACCGCTGCCGCCAACACCGGCGCCTGAAGGATTTCGTTCAGAGAATACAGAAGGGTCGAATTGTTGCACACCGTCAATATACAGCCACATTATCCAACGGGTGTTACCTTCGATTTTCTGATCGACCGGCAACTGAATACCGTCAATTTCGCGGACCATCACCAGATCAATTGTCTCCGCAGTTTTGATAGCGGCCCGAAGGTTCTCGTCCTGTAACAGAAAGTTCGGTTTTACCGGTGAAGTGCCGCGGCTGCCGTCGGCCTGCCACTGTGTCAGCGCCGTCTCATATTCCCTCTGAGCGACCCGGTTCTTTTCCTCAGCGTTTATGCCCATCAGCCGTACCCGTTGCACCGCCTCAGGTTCCAACTGTTCGGGGTTGACGTCGGCGTTGGCGAACGACACCAGTTGGTCGGGTCGGAAGAACTCCACCGCCAAAGTGTCACCATCCACAATTTCGACGAACGCCGGGTCCACCGTGATCCGCAACGTGTTGTCAGTGGCACCCTGCGGAACTTCGCTCAAGTTGAGTGGCTGGATAGCTTCCCAGAACGGGTCGCCCCAGTCATCCTGTAATAGTTGGCGGTACTGGGTAATGGACATGTCTTTGCTGATGAGAAGCGGCAGGATTATTTCGTTACGGAACATACGGCGATACACCTCCGGCAGCGACCTAGGATCTGTGAAGTCTTCCTCCGCTACGGACACCACTTTACGCAGAACATCCAACCGGATTTTGGCCTCGGTGGTCATCAGGTCGGTTACTGCCTGACCGACGGCCGGGGCGCTGAACGTATTGGAATCGATGTCGAGCTGGTCGAGCAACTGACCTAACTCAAACCGGTTGTACTCCAGGGTGGGATCAATACCGAACATCGGTAGCACCTCAGCTCCTAGAACACCTATCGGAGCAGCAAGGGCGTTAGTGGAGTTGAAAATGGTCGGTCGGCTCCACGAGATGCCGTCCTCATCCTTGAGTGTTTTGGTGGATTCGCGCCATACCTGTTCACGTAGATGTCGTGCGGCTTTGGACAGGCGGACCAGCATCCCCTCGGCCAGTCCACTCAGGTCGCCGTGGTCGAACGGGTCGCGGCGTATCAACCAGCCGTTGTCTTTGCCTTGCTGACGTTGCTCGGGGTTGCCGCGGGTGACATAGCGGTCGCCGTCACATGCTCCCTGCGGGGCCAGGTGCGCTTCGCATTTCCACTGCGACACCATGTTACCCACCATCTCAGGGTGACGCATCAACAGCACCGCCTGTTCGGTATCGGTCAACTCTTCGAACAGGATGTCCGATAGGCGGTCACCTAACAGGTCGGCTTGTTCGAAGTTGATCGACCCGTCCAAGTATTTGGCGTAGTTGGCGGTGATGGTGTCGAAGGCTTCTGAGCCGATGCGGCCCTGCTGATGCAACAGGTCGATGGCACCCGACTTGATCCACTCCTCATACAACTGCACATACTGGCCGTCATCGGCGTCATACAGGAACCCGCCTCCGACCAGGTTCAGACCGAGTTTCTTCATTTCGCCGGCGGTGGCGTTCTGATAGGTTTGGAAGGTGATTCCTTCTACCCAGTCGCGCCATTCGGGGTCGTTGGGGTCGATCACTCGGAACATGTTTTCGGCGATGGCGGTGGCGAGGTCTACTCGGATGGCGGTGTTGAATCCGGCGGGGTTCCCGAAGAAGGTGTTGACTCCTTTTGCGATGTCGCCCAGCACCGACCCCGGGGCCGCGCTCGCGGCGGTGTTGGCGCCGTACTGCAAAGTGGTCCCTAGTCCGTGGGTGGCGCTTCGTTGCGATTCGGTAGCAGTGAAATCAACGAACCCTTTCATAAATCCCATCGGGTCTTCCCACGGCAACGGGACCTGCTGATCGGAGAACGCAAACGACGGATTGAGATACTCGATAATGTCACGCGCCGCCACGAACGGTCCTTCGCCTTCGTCGGGCATCATGTGCAAGAACGTGTTGAAGATCGGCGACGCCGAGACGGAGAACTGCATCGCCCAATCCTCGAACTCGGTGCTGGAAGGCAGGAAGGTGGCGGTGTCGAGGACCTTGTGGAAGATGTCTGTGTACCCGGCGTCTCGAGGATCCTCGCTGTCGAACGTCACATGGAGCCCGCCGTAGAGGTCCATCGCCCGGGTCGTCAACCGCAGATTGAGCGGGATGGCAGTTTCGAACACCTTTCCTTCCAACGCTCTGAGGCCGGGGATTTTGGCGGCGAGCGGATTCAGACCGAGGGCGGTGCCGTTGGTCAACTCTCGGCCGTAGAAGCCCATGAAGTCCAACTGCGCTTTCAAAAAGACTGCGAGTTGCTGGCCGCGTTTACCTGCCAGCGAAGTGGCGCCCATCATATAGGCCATGTGATCGGCATGAGCTTTGGCGACCCTCGAGGCGGAGACTCCGATCATGCGGTCGGTGCGGTAGCCGCCGCGACGTACGATGTTGTCGATGATCGGTGACGACTGGTTGAGCATCCGGTTCGCTTCGAGGATCTGGGCGTCGGTCACAGTGTCAGATTTGGCGAGGATCCGAGCCACCTGGTCGCCGTCGAGATATCTCCCCCGGTTCTGGTGGCGGGCCTTGAGCGCGGAGAATGTCTGTTCGTAATAGGAACTAAAAATCAGTCCGCCGTGAATGTCGGCGGGGCGTCCGTACATGATGTCGAACGCGGCGTTGAACACCCCTTTGGACTGGCCGCGGGTGGCAGGCATGAACGTAAACCGGCGTAGTACCGCGTCGGGTATTTCTTTGCCTTCGGCCCATGCGGTTTGAATCAGGGTGCGGGTCTCGACGCGGAGTGCCGGATCGGCGATTTGTGACAGGATTACGTTGAGGGATTCGTCGGCGGCTTCCATCGTTTCGAGCCAGGTCATCTCCCCGGCCTTGGTGGAGTTCAGCGGCGACGTTTTAGGTCCGACCAGTAGCCGGCCGTTCTCGTTGAACCACCAGTCCTCGAAAATCAGGTCGTCTCCGGCGGCGCGGGCCTCAGCCCATTTCTTCCACAGGGGACGGTTTCGTAGGACGCCGTTGAGGAACTGGTTGGCGGCTTCGATGAACTCCGATTGTGAGTACAGCATGTCGGAGTTCTGATTTGCGATCGCTTTGGAACGGGTCACCAGCCCGCTCACCGCCTGGTCTTTGCCTTGGATGACGGTTCCCATCCGAGACGAAAAGAAAGCGGACATGTCGGGAACCTCACGTCCGCCGACCAATCTGCGTACACCGGGCAGGTTACGCAACGTGGTTCCGAGTCGTGCTTGTCCGCGTGATAGGGCGCCGGGGACACGGCCCTCGGTCCCCTCTTTTAGAACTTTGGCGGATACACCGGTTCCGGGGACGTCGGTGGGACGTCCGAAGAAACCGTTCTTTACGAAGTCACGGAAAATCTCGTCCAGGTTGGAACGGAACCATGTGACCGGGTTCGACAGGACGTTGTACGCCAGAAAACGGTTGGTGCCGTCCACCAGCGACGCGATCTTATGCTGGGCGATCGGTCCTGCTTTGCGGGCGGGGTCGATGTAGAGGAACTTCTTGTACCAGTCGGTCGGCCCCCAGTTCTTGGGGCGGTTGGCGTAGGCAATCAGCATCTGCGGTGACACCGGCAAATTGACCGAAGTCTGGTCCTGCACGGTGGTTAGGCGGTTCCACTGAGCGAACGCTTCGGTGTCGATTATCCGGTCACCGTTGGCGTCTAGCAGCGGCAGCCCGGTCTCGGGGTCGATCTTGGTAGACATCTCGCGGCCTAACGAGATGCGACGTGCTTCGTCGGGACGGGGTCCGGTGACCTGTTCCCAATCCAACTGGTGGCGAGGTTCCAGCACCCCATCGGCGTTTTTGCGCCACGGCAGATCATCAACAACGATAGGTAGGCCGTCGTCACCCAGCTTGAAACCGATACCTGGAATCCGTTCGCCCCAGTCCTGCATGGTGCCGAGGATGAACAGTCGCAAACGTTCGTTCGACTGCGGCTGACCTAAGCGAGCTGCGATGCCGACCAGATCGGAAACCTCGTTGGCGTTCTCCTTGCGGCGCGCCACCCAATCAGCGGACGCTTCGGCCAGGTCATCGAACTGCTGGGTGCCGGGGGGGCCGTGGCGGTAACGGGGGCCGAGCGCCGCCAGTTCAGACTGGACTCCGGGCGCTGACGGTCCCGACACAGACAACAGGGCTTCGTCTGTTAAGGCCACCGTTTCTGATAATTGTGGGGTGACATTGTCGATCAGTCGAATAGCATCGAATCCTGCATCTTTGGCTAGTTGTGCGCCGTAGATGCTCAACAGATCAAGAGTGTCAGTGAAGTCGTCTGGTCCGACTACGACACCAAATCGCTGTTTAATGAGTTGTGTCAGTTCGTCGGGCAACATCTCAGCAAGGCGCGCCAACTCATCTGGGCCTTCGATAGAAGCTATCGCCGAGACGCCTGCGTCGGTGTTGCCCGTACCCATTCCACCGAATCTCGGGTGGTCTGGCAGTAAGGCTTCTTCAACATCAAGGACATTGGCGTCGTCTGCGAGTCTGTGGGTTGACTGCACGGTCTTGCCCTTAACGGCGTGCGGACTGGGGGTATCTATGTCGCTCAGATATACACCCCGAGGCGTCTCGGAGGGGAGTCGAGTCCTACCGGGTATGTCGTGACGCTGCAGGGTGGCCCGCTCACCAGCAGAGGCGGCGTCGGCTTGACGGGCTTCGACCAGCAGACGGTCGCCGTCACGTAACAGTTCCAACTCGCGAGCATCGGCGGTCCGTTGCACGTCCAGCGGGTCACCGGCACGCGCCAGATCGCGGGCGGCGTCGTCATAAGCCCGTTTCGTCTCAGGAGTCGGATTGCGTATCCAGTCGGCGCGGTTCGCTTCGAAGATCCCCTGAACCTCGTCCGATGCCACCGGTTTGGCCTGACGAGCCTCCAACTCTGCGACGCGAGCATCGACGTAGCGGTACTCGTCTGCTTGTCGTGCCACGAAGTCGCGGTAGCCGTGCTCGGTGGATTCCGAAGCGAGTTCACGTCTGACTCCTCGCGCGGCCTGTAGTTGTAGGGCGTTGTTCGACAGGGCATAGGAGTTGTCGAACATGACCATCTCGTTGAGGAACAGCTTGGCCTGGGTACGCCACACTTCGGGGGTGGTGACCCCATCGACGCTCATCGCTGTCAGCAGATCTATGCCGTCGGTCATAAAGCGGTCCGGTGACAGCGACCACGTTTTGTTCGATGACAGTTGACCCAGCAGCCGTTTGAGTCCTTGACGTGCTTCGGCATCACCCAGTTTGGACATGTTGGCGATCCACATCGAGGTATTGCGGAGTTTGAGGGTGCCGGTCATGGCGGGGATCATGTCGCCTGACACCATTTCACGCAGGATGATTTCTCCTACCACGTCGTCGGAGGTGGCGAACAGCAGTTCGGTCATGCCTTTGGGGCTGATCCCGGTGTGGCCCAGCAGTCCCATCAGCGCCGGGGCGTTCCCGAAGAACTCGTGTGACTCGGCGAGGAACCCGCCGGCATACGAGTTGACCTGCGGCATCCATAGCCGTTGCGCTCTGGCCGAGTTCAGCCATCGGGTGGCGCCTTTCTCGGTGGACATCAGGTGTTTCATCCATGAGGCCCGCGCCGGGCCTGAGGCGAATATCCAGGTGCCGAGGTCGCCGACTATTGATCCGTAGACGTTGAACGCCCCTTTCCATTCGTCGGGGACATCGGCGTATTCGCCGAAGGTCAGGTGTTCTCCTCGACCGCCGACCCACTCCGGGTAAGCCGCGGCAGCGTTGAACTCGAACACCGAGACGAACGCCTTGGCCATCTCCGCGATGTTGAAATCTGAGTCGGAGGCAGCCGCCAACACTGCGGCGGGGGCTTGGCTGAGGTCACCCAGGAAGTCGTGCATGGCGATGGCGTTGCCCTGAGCGAACTCTTCCCACCCTTCAATCACAGTCATCGCCGCTGGCATGATGCGGTCTTCGGTGAACTTCTGCAATGAGGTGCGTTCGTCATAGAAGTTCGCCACATCATCACCGAAAGCTTCGTGCGAGTCTTGTAGGTGGTTGATGAGACGGTCACGGGTTTCAGGGTCCTCTACCGCGTCGAGCGCGCCGCGGGCCGCAGCCAGCAGGTCGGGTTGCTCCAACGACATTATCCCCATTGCTAGGACAATCATGTCGGCGTCAGACGCGGCGAACTGGGCGTTCCATTCCGACTGACGTGAAACCGCCTCGTCGTGTTTCTCTTGTGTGGAGTTGACCCAGGCCCGCGATCCGACTTCTGATACCAGCCAGTTGACCGGGGCGTTGGCTTCGTCCCACAGCCGACCGGCGGGGTGGAACAGTCCGGCGCCGAAGAACTCGGCGGCGCCTCCCAGGAGGTTCTGCTGACCGGGCAGACCCGGGTCGGAGACCAGTTGGTGTTTGGTGCCGTACAGCGCTTCGATGAAGGCGGCGATGACATGCTTGGGGTCGTCTTTGATCGGTCCGTCGAGCCGGATATCGAACGTGTACCCGCCTTCCCTTTCGAATGTGCCGTCTACTTCGAAGGTGCCGAGCATCCGGTCACCGGACTTTATGTAGGTGAACGGTCGGCCCACCATGTTGTTGAAGATGCGTCCCACCTCATAGACGTCTTCGGGGTCCCGTCCGCCGAATGCGGCTATGAACTCTTCATCGTCACGTCCCAGAGTGTTATTGGGATCTAACGCTTCGAGTGTTTTCGCCGCGTCGGATATCGGTAGGTCGGTGATGCTGACGTTCTGGCGGAGCATTGCTTCCTGTTCGAAGATCAGTCCGAACTCACCGGCGAACAATTTCGCGTCTATCTCGGAGATGTCGAGTCCTTCCATCAGTTCATCGAGGTTGACCCCCTGATTGGCGATCATCTCAGTGGACCGCATGTACCATTCGAAGTCTTCGATCTGGTCTGAGGACGCTTCTAACATTCTGTTGACAGCGAGGTTGGCGAAGGGGAGTTCCCCGAGGGTCTGTGTCATTACGGCAGCGACGAGGCTCTTTCCCGTGAGTTCCTCAAGGGCAGGTGTTTCGTCAATCCATTGTCCCATCAGGATCGCCTGCGCCGAGAACCGTTCCCAAATCCCCGCGGCGGACAGTTCCAATCCGCTGGCAGGGTGACGAGTCATATAGTCCTGGTAGAAAACCAACGCATACGTCTGTTCACGGGCCGACAGTCCGGCGCGTGGTGATGCTGCTACTTTCGCGGCGCGGTCGCCGGGGACCCGCGCTGAGGTACGAGCGGTTCCGGTCAGCAACGCCGGGTCGTGGGTTTCGAAAAGCCGGGTGGCTACTTGATCTGCCAACGTGTCTGCGGCCCGTCCGGTTGCGAGCGCGGCGCGTCCGGCTGCCAGCAGCAGCGGTTTAGGAGCGGCGAGGAAATCGAGCACTTGATCGCCGAGTCCTGGTTCCTCTGGTTCTTCCTCGTCAGGATGCCGTTCGTTGGGTCCGGCCGCGGTCGGCTTGGCGATCCTGGCGCTGATCCTTGCCAGTTCTTCGCGGGCGGTCATGTCCGCAGACGTGAAGCCAGGTCCCGCAGAATCGGGTTCTGTGACAGCTCAACTTCGTCGAGGATGCGGGCGTCGTCGTTCTGACGTAGCTGTCCGAACCCTTCGGGTGTGCGTGACTCGAGAGCATCAAACTCGCCTTGCTGACGCGGTGTCGCCTGACGCAGCGGCGCTTGCGGTGCTTGTTGCCCGACAGACTGCGGTAGCCCTACTTCGGCGGTCTGCGCTTCGATCTGTTGGGTGGGCGGTCCGCCTGGTTCCTTGTTGGGGACAAGCGAAATGGTCATGGTCTAAACCTCAACCAAGCCCACAGACGGCGATACCAGGAAACCCCGAGTGGAACCAATATGTAGTCGCCCTCGTCGGGTGTGACGCCAGCCTCCGATGACGACAGTCCATCTATCTTTGGCCAACCGTACTCGTCGCGTTCTACATGGACCGTGAAGATGTTCATTGCACCAGACTCAGTAGTTCGGGGGTGACCTGCGGCGGCGGGGCCTCAGCCGACTGGGCGGCTTGCTCCTCCGTGCCTTTGAGGATCTTCTGCATCGCGGTGCGGGTGGTTTCTTTGTCACCGTCGAGCATCTCCACATATTCCAACAGTTGCGCAGTGGAACCCTGGGCGACCATTGCGGGGAGGACGCCGTCTTCGAACAGACGGACCGCTTTGTCCAACGACATTTCGCGTTCGGCCGCGATGGCGTTGGGGACCATGCCGGAGCGTTGCATCGCCATCCGTTTCGGCAACCATTCCAACCGATGCGCCGCACCCAGGTTCAGTAAGTTGGTGTGGGAATCTACTCCGAGGGCGGGGTAGGAGACCAGGACGCGGTAGTCGCCTTTCCAGAACTCCGCGGGGGTGTAATCGTCGGTGTAGGCCTCACCGGCGTCGAAGCCGTCGATCTTGCGTTCCACCGGCCTCAGCTTATTGACGGGATCTTCATACGACCACTGCTCATCCAATGATGCCAGACGTCCGAAGGCATCGGTGTAGAAGCGGGCCATGTCGGTCTGCGCCCAGGACTGCTGGGCGTTGTATCCGCCCTGCAGGAGCTGGACTGCTTCACCGGAGGCGATCGAAGCGCCAGGTTCGCCGCCGCGTTGCTGCGGGAAGTGACCGGCGTTGCGTGCCGCTCGGAGCTGTTCGTCGATGTGGGTGAAGGCAGCGAAGTCGGTCGGCGGTCTCGGGTAATCAATGACTGCCTTTTCAGGGCCGCGCACACCGCGCATCACCACGTCGGGGCCGAACTTCTGCCAGTTCTCGATGTTCTGCACCACCGGGGGAGCGTGCATCGACCGTCGCAGGTTGAGCATCAATTCGATCTGCAAACCGTGAGCGATCTTGAGCGGCGGCAGCATCGCGTCCAGCTTGCCTCTGATCTCACCGTCAGCCGACACCGCTTTGGACACCAGGATCGGACAGCCGTTCATCCTGTGCTCCGAAGGCGGTTTGAGCCATGCCACCGCCACGTTGGTCTGGCCGATCTCGGACGGCCGGATGTAGTCGGCGTCACCAGACGTGACCAGCTCTTCGTGCGCCAGGGCGATCGACCAATGAGTTTCGTTGGCCCACCAGATCACCTCGTACTGCGGTTCGATTCTGCCCTTCATCGTCGTCGCCACTTGCTGCAGTCCCGGGTTACCGGCACCGAACTCACGCACGATGTCGGCGAAGCGCTGCTTACGGATCAAAAGACCTTCGGCCAGTTGACCTTTGGAGTTCCACGACACCGGAAACACATGACGCGGAGCAAGGCGTTCCAGGTACGGCATCCCTTGGGGGTCGTCCCAGTCCTTCCATGCCATCGCGGCGGGCATCCCGTACACGAACCAGTCCAGATAGAACCCGACATGATGCGCGTCGAGGCGGGAGTTCTGGGCGAGGGTGGTGAAGACTCTCGAGGCCTGTTCGCCGGAGCGTTCGGCGCGGTCCAACCGTGTTCCTCGTCGGGGGGGTACGTCGAAGATGGGCAGAATGGAGGCGGCGGTGGCGGATTTGTCTTCGGCAGCTTCGAGGTAGACGTTTTCGACTGCGGGTTCTGATTGGGTGACGGAGAGGTCGGGCCACACCTTGTTCCATTCGCCACGCAGTATCCGGTCGGAGCGGGTCATGCGCCATTTGGAGTTGCGGTTGATGTCGAGAGCTACCCGACGGGTCTCACGCAGTTCACCGAGGTTCACGTCTTCACTACCGCGTCAGGTTCCATACGGCACAGAAACGACCCGTTGAACCAGAGCATCTGGTTTCCGGTGAAGGCGTGGAAGTCAATAACCTGCGCCGACTCAAACCGCATACCCAGACAGGGGGATTGCCCCGCGACCAGCACCACCTGATCGGAGTCAACAACCATCGGCCTCTGGTCATACTTACGAACGACGATTGCTCTCATAAGTGGCGTTCCCTCAGCACCTTCGCGATGTTCTTGGCCCAGATATGGGTTGCCAACCGATCTGTCTCGTCTATGTAGGACCTAGGGTCGTCCTCGGGTTCATTGCCGAGCAGGTAGGAAGCGACCAGTCTCCCATCTCGTCGCCCGACCTCAAACATATTCCCAAGACTCATAGTTTGTACGCTCCGAAGGCGTCGTTGACTGCCGGTGCCTGACGAACAGTACTCCGTTCCCGATGAGACTTCCGATCTTGAATCAGTTGACTGCCGTGCGCCCATCCCATCCAGAACGCCAAACAGGCATCGTCGGGGACACGGCCTGACCCGACGGTTTTGCGGCGTTCGGTGTAACCGACTGCTTCGAAGTTCTGGAAGTGGTCCTTGACATCGGCCACCTTGAGCTTATCGGCAGTGGTTTTGGCGGGGAAACGGATCTTGCCGACCCGCATATCGTCGAGCATCGCCATCACCTGATACTCACCTTGGCCCCGGTTGTATTGGGTACGCCACGGTTCGATATTGACATGATATTTGCGGGTGATCTCCAGCACCTCGGGATGCTCAAGGGTTTCGCCTTCGAAGTTGATCTCCCACACCAAATCTCTGGGCCGATACAACTGGATGGGTTCTCGGATCAGTTTGAGTCGCATCCCGGAGAACCCCAGGTCGTCACCGATGAAGTGATCGATCAGGGTACAGACCTCAGTGGTCTCGTTGAAACCCAGCAACGTCCAAGCGGCGCCGCCCTTTCTTGCCGGGTCCACCGAAAGGATCAGCAGCTCATTCGGCTCGCTTACTCCGAGGGTGCGGCCGGGGTCGTCGCAGGCGTCCAGGATCTCGGTGGTGAAGTCCCCGTACCCCGACGCTTTGGGGTTCTGCTGATACAGCAGTTCGAACAGGTCGGGGTTCTTTTTCTGCCGCTCCTCGAGTCCCCTCACCCGTCTGGCCCCGCGGGCCGATAGCGAAGCGTGCTGGTCGTCGGTCAGGTCGTCGGCGATGTGGACCTCGTCGCCGATCAGTAGTTGGCCCCGAACTGGGAACTTCTCCGGCCAATAAGACACCACGATCCCTTCGTCTGAGACCCACAGCGCCGGGGTGATGATGGTGGCGACCCCGTTGGCGTACTTGGTGTAATCCCCGCTGCGGTACACCACCCGGGCGGTCCCGATGTGGTTGTCCATCAACTTGACCAGATTGGATTGCCCTCGGCGTCGGACGTGGTGGTTGATGAAGATCATCCGTCCTCCCTCATCGAGACGCGAATCGATGGTGCCGTCGATCAGGTTGTACTGCTCGGCACGGAAGGTGGCCGAACGCTGGTTCTCCACCGTGAACAGGTCCGATCCCACCAGTCGCTTGACCCTGGATCCGGCGATGGCGGCTTCCAGGCCGAGGGCCCACAGGTTGGGGTCGGCCTGGGGGGTGTTGCGGGCGACGAACCACTTGTTGTGGGCGTCCCATTTGACCGTGGCCGGACGTGACCCGTCGGGCAGACGTAGTTTCCCGTCGAACTTGAACGGTCCGTATTCTTCGATGAAGTTGACCACCGGCATGGTGCCGCCGGGGATGTCGGGGATACGGGTGAACAGTCCGGGGTCGGTGAAATACGGGTCCAGGTAGGCGTCGATGCGTTTCTTGGCCTGGTCTTTGGACTCCATGATGCAGCCCATCACTTCTACCCCGTCGGCTGCGTCTTTGGCTAGGGCCTGCATGGTGGTGACGTCCTTGCCGGCGCCGGCCGGGGCGTTCCAGAAGATCGTCAGGTTGGATTGGTCGTCGTATGCCTCGGCGAAGGCGGTCTGGGTGGGGGTGGAGGGATGGCCGAATACGTCTCGGCGCCACTCGACCAGAGTTCCGGTGGGACGCATCTCGCGCCACGGGTCAAAGGTGATCGTTTTGTTGTCGATCCCTTTGTGTCGTAGGAACTTGGCGTGGGCTTCCTTGTATCCTTTCTCGAACTTGGGGTCGTTTCGCCAATTTTGTAGGGTGGAGCGCGACATTCCCATCAATTCGATGACCTGACGCTGCGAGTCGGCGGTGGTGTAGTGGCGCAGGAACTCCATTTGGCGGTCCTGTTGGGCGATCTTGGTGGCCGAAACCGGTGTGATCCCGATGTCGGAGACGTGGGTGAGGTCTGTCACAGCGCCAGAGTACCCTGCTACCCTTGCCAAATGGGTGTCTGCCCTTATCATGGTCTTCCGGTATGTCGGGAATGTTCCCAAGCGTTGGCCCACACCCAGCCGCCCACCAAAGCGCAGATGGATGAGCTGCTGCGCCTGGTCAACAAGTCACACCGCCCGATGCCGAAGATCCGCTCGAGGTTCGAAGCCGACAGGGCGATTCGGGCTCATAAGCATGTGGGCCGTTTACAGGCGTGGTCGGAGCGTGACGTTTTCAACTACAACCCGAGGCACAGCGAATGAGTGGCTACACCGTCGAGGACGTTCACTGGTTCGCCGAGAACGCTCATAGACAACGCTCCGGCCCGCTGTCGGTGTGGTGGATTGCGATGGCCCACGAATGGCTCTCTGACAATCGGTGGCACGACCCGCCCACCGAAGAAATCGTCCTCGGGGTAGCGGGACTGGTTGAGCCCTTCTTCAACCGTGGCGGCTTCCGAGAGATGGCGAGCGCGATCGGGAACCACGTCCCGCCTGACTGGCAGGAGGTCCCCCGGCTGGTCTCCCAACTCTGCGCCGCTGGGGATTCGCTTTCTCCCGACGAGTGGTATCGCGAGTTTGAGATGATTCACCCCTTCCGTGACGGCAACGGCCGTACCGGGGCTCTGCTCTGGAACGCTCATCGCTGGCGCCTCGGTGAACGTGACCTGGTCCACCCACCGGATTTCTTCGACCCCGGTTGGTTCGATGCCTAATCTCTGTGTTCATGGCCTCCCCCAGTGCTACCCCTGCGAGACGGTCATCGCCCAATCCCGAATGCCGACCCGTGAGCAACTCGTCGAAGTCCTCCGCCTGGCGAACCTGCTGCACAAGCCGGTCCGACGACCGAAAACGCAGTACGAGGCTTTGGACATGATCCGTGTTTTCAACATCGCGTTGCGGGTCACTCACCGTGACGCCGCCGACCTCTACTACGCCAATCCACGTCACACCGGCTGAGTCTGCTACAGTCCTAGCAGCGACTCATCCTCACTGGTAGGTTGCATGAACCCCTCCGGGAGTTCCGGCGGCGGCTGCGTAGTAGCCACCGCCGGCACCATGGCTACTACAACACACGCCCGACCCACCTTGTTCTACGAAGACTTCGTGCGCGACCCGACACCCGTTCCGTTCGGTGCGGTGTCCGCGGTGGCGCGGATTCTGCCTCGTCGCTGCCCCTGCCAACTCCCCGAACCCGTCGAAGAGGGCGAACGTGATGAGGATTGCGGCGGCCGCGGCTGGTTGTACCCCGACCCTCCCGACTTCCGCTACGAGTTTGAGTGGGGGACCTTCTGTAAATACATGTGGCGAGCGATGGGGATTCTCGAATGAGACAATCCCTGATCGATCACCTGACTGAAAACGCGTTGAGTGGGTCACTGGACGATCGCCGAGACGAGGCCGACATCGTGATGGATGCTTTAGTTGAATGGCTCCGAGAGAACCAGGACACATTGATGATTAATGGCGTCTTCTCAGGAGAGCCGTCCCGCGTGACTTGGTTGGCGGATTTGTTGGAGTCGGAATGAACCACCAAGAAGCACTTGACGCAGCAGATGAAAAGCTATTCAGACACCACGTCTTCTGTGATGAGACCGCCGAAATGGCAGTGCGAGCGTATCTGGAAGCCCGCGCCGATGAACCGGGCAAGATCCGCTACATCGACGACCCGTATGAACAGATGTCGCCGTCAGCAGCGAAACATCTCTTGCAAGATTTTGAGGTAAGATCAGAAAAATGAGGTAGGGCGACGAGAAGCAGTTTGGACCGGAACGGAACGGCCACCATGAGGGAACCCGCCGCCGTAGCGGGAGTAGCCTGGGACACCGGTCAACGCTTCCAGCCAGAAGCCCCACTCTGTTAGCACTAAACAACCCGTCAATGAAGACGGGAGGGGATCTCTTACGTCTCGGACCACCCCAGCTTTAAGTATCTGAGGTCTGAAGAGGCTCCCGAAACGGAAGCATTCTCCCCCTAGACCAGCAACGACAACAGCACACCTCAACAGGACACAAACCGACACAAACCGAGGCTACCCTCACCTCTATAGACGAGAAGAGATTTCAA